CCAGTTCTCGGGCCTCGGTCAGGCTCCGGGCATACCCTGACTTGACCAGCCTTATGTAGGTGAGGAGCTCTTGGTCTCGGACCTCGATGCTGGGAAGCCTTTCGTCAGCTCGGCTAAGAGGCTCCCGTACTCTGCATAGAGGCCCTTCACGAAAGGGTCGATATTGACCTTGACCACCTCCATGCAGACCTTGAGGTAGTCCTGCCTGGCCTCAGGCTGCTCGAAGACCTGGGGCTCGACCTTGACAGGGGCTTTCCCGTCATTGTAGAGGCAGCTGATGGCGCAGGGCCAAAGCCACTTTTGGACCTCCGGGCTGGTGAAGCCATCGGAGAACAGGTTTTTGTAGAGATCCACCAGCTCGAGGCCCCCGGTTCCGGCAATGGGCACTCCTCGAATGACCTTTAACACGGATTCCCAAAGCCCCTTGGAGAGCTCGAACCTGGCGGCCACCACCTGCAACTTGGCCCCGCTGGGGAGGACTATTTCGCTACCCGGTAGTGGTTCCACTTAGGGCTCCTTAGGTTAGGGTTCTGGGCGTCGGATTGTTGGAGAACCTCAGGGTGTAGATGGTAACGCTCTGCTCGGTGTCGCCCTCCACGTTGTCCTTGACCTCGGGCATCTTGGTGAAGACCCCACCGCTGAGGCTATAAACGTCACTGGTCACCGAGCCGGTCCCGTCACCTATGCGCTTGGTGAACTGCATTGGCACCAAGACGGTCCCGGGAGGATCGTTCTGTTGGCTGTTCAGGTCCCCTAGCAGCATCTTGTCATCGGCGCAGCCCCGGACCACCCGGAGCTTGAGTTCGGCCATCTGGCCAGTGGTATCGAGTGCGAAAAGACCGTTACCGTTCTTTCCGATCTTGACCTTCATCAGTTCGTTCGGGAAAGTCAGTTCCCCGGCGTTACCATCGGCAAGACCCGTCAGGATCTTTCCTCGATAGACCAGGGTGTCCTTCCCAGAGATTGCGACGATCATGGGTCCCTCCTTTAGGGATTGACGTTGACGATGATGTTTGCGCTCTCGATAGAACCAGCTTCCTTGAGGGCGATTTGAACGGGAGGAGCCTTCCGGGCCACGCGGTTGGCCTGGGTCTGTTGGGCCACCGGCTGGCTCCAGATGTAGAAGCCCACCTGGGCGACGTTGGCGATCAGGTCAGCCTGATTTCCGAAGGTCGTGCTTGAGGTCCAGGCTCCGGGAGCCGCATATCCATTGTTCCTGGCCTGGACCATGACGGTCCGGAGCACAGCCTTATAGGCATCCATGCCCTGCTCGGTCTGAGGGACCTTGGTCGATACCTGGCTGAGGAAGTTGAAGGCCGCTACCTGTAGCGCCCCCTGGAGCCACTGGCTGTTATAAACCTGGTCGTAAAAGCTATTCGCCCCTGAACTGGATACCTTACCGACCGAGTTACCCGATCCGTCGTTTTGTCCGTAACTGATATAACAGTCGGCCCCCGCGGCCTGGGCTTCGTTGAGGATCGTCTGGGTGATGTTGGGATCCGGGCTGACCCCGACCAGGGTCTTGAGATCCATGTCGATCGCCGTATTGAAGCCAGTGAAGTCCACAGACAGTCCACGGCCCGCATAAGAGGCGGCAAAGAGAATGGCATTTAGGCCTCCGCTGGTGCTGTCATCGTAATAGAGGCCTCGGCTCTGGGTATAGCTGTTGGTCCTCAGGAGATCGATCATTCCACCTGGCAGGATATCGGCCTCCGTATAGCTGACGAAGAACCCGATTTTGTTCAGCGCCTGGATGACCGCGGCGCAGGCCAGCAGATCGGTCTGGCCGATGGTCGCACAGGTGAGGTTCGAGGTGATCCCGAAATACTGCACCAGGGTCTTGGTCCTGGTGACAGCGGCTCCCAGGGTCTCTCCCACCTGGGTCTGGGTAATGACGAAGGTGATACCGACAGCCCCACCGGTCTGCAGGCTGTTGGCCGTCACGGTAATGGGCGGCGCCACTCCATAGGTCCCGCCACAGGTGACAACCAGGCTTTCACTGGCGAGGCTTCCAGTGACCTTCCATCCGGTTTGACCAGTCACGGCCTCGAGCTTGGCCTGGATCTGGGCAACTGTGTCATTCCAGTTGATGGCCGCGGTAGTGCCGTTGGAGGTCTGAAGCTCAAAGGTTCCAGAGGCCGGGACTCCGGAGAGCACCAGGGTCTGGATCTGCAGAAGAAGGGGAATGACCACCAGCTGACCGTTGCCGGCCAGGATGTTTGGAACCTGAGAGAAAACAGCGTTTGCCATCTTGTAGGTCTGGGACCCCGATCCGAAGTCGGTGGCCACTCCACCGGGCTGGAGGTAGTTCTGGAACAGGCCGGTGAAGGTATTGCCTGGGATCTCGGTGGTGAAGATCGCCAGGTTCGAGGTGTTGTATTGGCTGACTCCGGTCGGGGGAGTATTGACCTGGACGTTCACGACCAGCGTTAAAGGAAATTGATTCGGAGCCATTGTTCTACCTTTCTACGGGTTCACCGTAACAGCAGGAGGGTCGAAGGAGTTGTAGTATTCTCCGGCCTTGGTCATCTGGAAAGCGTATTGCATTTGGAACTCGAATTGAAATCGGTAGGGGATATCCGCGCCGTCGATGCCCGATAGGTCCCGGATGCCCTTTGTCACTGCGCCGATCAGTAGGCCGTTCCCTTCCTGCTGGGTCTCGGAGTAGCTACTGGCCAGGGCCAGGACTACTTCCTCTTTCCTATACAGAGCACTATTGTCCCTAGAAATTATATTCACGTCAATCAATGCGTTGACGTTGCACCACTGGCTCACCTGATCCCAGCCTGGTCCACCCTGGCCCACTGGAGTGCCCGCGGCCTCCGAGACATTGGAATAGACCCTGGTGTCAGGATTTGAAAGAACCAGATAAAGCCCATTATCCGTGGGCTGAAATATCTTCTGATCCCAGAAAAAACAGTGGTCATCTGCCAGGCCCAGGACCGTCTGGAGGATATCGAGCAGCAGATCAAGAGCCTGACCGACAATAATTTGAGCGCTGGCTGTGGCCCCCACGTTATCGGTCACCGTGATGGTATCGATCTGGTTGACACCGGTCCCGGTGACTGGGATGGTCCCGGGCGCCGTATAGAGCCCCGAGGCCGAGTTGATGGTTCCCCCTGGACCCCCTGCGTTGACCGAATAGACATAGGGCGAGGTTCCACCTGTGGCCAGGAAAGAAACCTGTCGATTTACTCCTATGGCCGTCTTGTTCTGGGTGAGGGCAAGGCTCATGTGGGACCCGCCCCGGTCCAGTCCTGGACCAGCTCGTAGTAGAAGAACCCATAGAGGCTGTTGTTTCTGCGGGCCATCACCCGGGTCTGGACCCCTAGCCAGTCGAGAACGTCATCGGTCTGGAGGGGCACCTGGGTCTCGGCCAGGAGCATCAGCCAGGTCCAGCTTCTCTGGCCTTCAGGCTTCAGCAGCAGGGCCCTGTTGCTCAGGCTCTGGATGACGCCGCGGAAGGCCACCACCGTCTTAGTCTCCTGGACCTTTCCGACCTTCACGACCTTGGTCACGGTATCGAAGTTCATGGGCTGAAAAAGGTTATAAAGCGCAGAGCTCACGTCTGGCACGTTGCCGGCCCTGTGGCTGAGCGGTATGTTCTTGGCGTTCTTCATGATTCCCATTTACTTCTGCCCCTTGATGTCGGTGGTCACGCTGTCCCTCAGCTGGGTCGTGTCCTGCAGGATCTGCCCTGTGTTATTAGTATAGCCCTTGGTTTTCCACGGAACCCAGCTGCCGAAGCCCTGGGTCCTAAATCCGTCCTTTACCACGACCTCGGCCACCACCAGGGCCTTCTTAAGCCAGGGGACCATCGACTTCTCGCGCAGGACCTGGAGCGTGACTTCCTGGTTAAAGGCACCGCTTTTCTCCAGATAGGTCTTGAGCATCCGGATCAAAGGCATCCGGAGCCAGCTCCTTTGAGGTAGGCCGGTCGAGAAGCTCCCGAACTCATGGGCGGCCCCGATCTCGGCATTGGTCGGCCCGTTCTTCTTCTTGTCCTTCTCGCTCCTGAAACTCTTATCCCCTAGGACCCCTATGCGGCCCACTGGGGGCTTGGCCTTGAGCATCTTAGCCAGGTTATCCAGGCCCTCAAGGTTTACCCTGTCGGCTTTGAACTTAGCCATCCTAGGGCTTGGTGAAGCCCCGGACCGAGAACATGGCTCCGGTGAGGCTGGGGATGATGATGGCCAGATACTTCTTCCCATACTTGGTCTTGGCGAACATCGACCAGATTGGATGGTCCAGGATCCGCTGTGGGATCTGGAAGCTGTCCCCCACTCCCTGGGCACTCTTACTGACCTGCAGGAAATTGTATTCCCCGACGATACCCTGGCTTGAGGCCTGCAGGTTCTCGACCATGTAGTGGGCCGTCAGATAGAGATAGGCAGTCTGGTAATCGGCCTGGCTCTGCAGCAGCAGGGGGTTCAGCTGGTCATTGGTCTCGACCATGGCCTGGGCAATGTCCTGGAC